CATACATGTTCACCGCATTTAGAACATATATCGTGAAAGATTATTTTTTCACCACAGCAATTTGAGAGTTCATTTTTTGACATTGTTTTTTTCTCCAATCATTTTTTTAAGGATCAAAAAAAGGGGAAGGGCTACTTATGTAACCCCTCCCACCGTTTATTATTGATTATCTGGTAACACTAGAAAACTAAATGCACCACTCTTAGAATACATAGGTTTCCCTGTATATTCTTTCTGGTTTTCATCCATAGTTTTAGTATACATGTGCATCTTAAGAGAATTTAGAGATTTCTTTGCATCCTCTAAATCTTCTATCGTAGCATCACTATTGAACCATATAACATCACCTGCTTTCACATTATCAGAAGATACATTTTCATAAATATCACCTTCTAAATTACGAGAAAACCAATAGTTTTTAGCATTACGAGTTAATACACTTTTGATTTGTTCTAGAGATATAGCCATTTCTGACTCCTTTCGTTAGTTAGTTAAAAGAACATATAAAGGGGTTAATTAAAATATCGCCAATAGGAGCTGATCTATACCGTAATTATCTGAGGCCATGATAATCTTTCCATCCCACGCTAAAATCCTATATTAATCTTGCTTAATATAGTTGCTCCTACTGGACTTATTTTTTTAGTTACAAAAAGGGTATTGAAGCTACTCAGATTCTTCTGTTAAGCATCATCCGTAAACGAGTGTGCCAGTAGCTTACTATCCCTAATTACTTTTCATCTCTATTTCTTTAATAGCTAGAGATAAAGTTAGATAATCATTAAAGATGTGATTCTTTTTATCTTCTTTATTACATTCTTCAAAGTGTTTTAATTCTACATCTATACCATTATCTATAATTTTTATTAAAGAATTATATTCTTTTTTAGTTAATTTCATAATTAACCCCTTTCACATTGTTTATGATATATATCATCTAATCTTAGTCTAATATCTTCTTTCATAATATTATTTTCTTCTATACTACAAGACCACTTATAGAATAGAAATACATTAAAACAGAAGAGAAAGAATATTAGAAACAAAGTCATAATTATTACACCGAATGGTATATCTATGAGATGAGTTAGTTCGTGCATAGTGCAGCCTTTCTTTTATTTAGTTTAAAAAAAGATATGTAAGACAAGACAAGTCTCTTACGACTCTGAAACACTCACTTAGCAATTATTAGCAATTTAACGGTAGTGTTCCCTACTTTTAGTAATGCCTTACATATCATATAAAGGGGTAATAAGATACCCAAATGATTTATACCCTATCAGACTCTTGCTTCACAAGACAATGTATTTTAGGATGACTAGACATATGTAATACACACATGCCATAAGAATCTACATAAGTAACTCCACATCCTTCACAGATAACACTACTATATAACTCATGTGCATCATCTGATTCAGTAGATAATCCAATAAAATCATTATTAGTAGTATTAAAATGGTCTTGTGAACATTGACCACAAAATTCAGCCATAAAACCTCCTATTGTTAATTAAACATGAACATAAAAAGGGTAATGTAGTGCATCATTACAATACACTACACACCTGTTGTTACTTCATCACTCTACGTTGACGTATGGATTTATATACTGTTGAGGACAGCTTATATAAAGTTAAAGGTACTGCTATTACGTAGGCTATGATGTTGATGATTGTATGAACTGGCTTGAATGGTAACCCCATACCAAAGGCAGTCCAGTATAGTTTGCGTTTAAGGTTCATGTGACCTCCTTAAGAGTTGATTAAAGTAAAACATACCAAGGGTAATGTAATACTAAAACCAAAAACGTAACCTAATCACAAAGTCAAACCCGTAATGCAACGGGGTACGGTAACGTAAACCCCTCGCACACACAATGTAGATTAAGTTTTGAAACTTCATCACTCTCTTATTGTTTAATAAATTGTAAATTAGTAATATTGGCAATGGCTCAGTTACATTATTAGATGACTAAAAAAGTAATATATGAAGTGTTTAACCCCAGAACAGGTAAGTGGGAAAGAGATGTAACTACGGATGATGAGATAGATCGTGCATTTGAAATATATTTAAAGGATTTTGAATATTATGAAGCAGAACGACAGATCATTGAAAAGATTATATTACAACACGTACAAAAAAGAATTGAAGATACTCCCTAGTATTCCATTACTAAGTGATACATTACTAAGTAATATAATTAACAATAGTATTCCATTACTAAGTAATATATATATATATATAAATCCCCACTCTCATGGAAAAAATAACTAGAAAGATCAATCATAAAACTACAGAATGTGTAGTGTATACTACTGATGATTGTCCACATCCTATGGTATATTGGAAATCAGCAGCAAAAGGTGATTGGGCTACTACCGATGATGGGTATGTAGCAGAATGTATAGCAAAAAATGTCTATACAGACAAGTCAGGGAGAGTAAAAACGCTCATAAAGCTCACTTGTGGGTTACAATGGAACACAGGAAACAGTAAATTAATGTATAAACCCAACAAAGAGGCAGGTATTTACTCTATGATCAAGCCAAGAACGTGGCAAGATCGTGAATCTAAGAAAAAACGTACAAAAAATGCAGTAAATGCGTACGTATCTCAGATTGTAGAGGGTAAAAAAATAGATTGGCAGCAAATAGGCAATATTTATAGGGCAGATCAAAAAAAACCAGAGGCTACAGTCAAAAGATTATTTAGAGAAAAGGTTATAACTAATATGGTTGAAGAAAAATTAAAAGAAATACTATCTTCTAGAGGTATTGACAAAGGATATGTACTTGATACTATACTAAAAGCAATATCTATAGCAGAAGATAAACAAGATGTATCTAATATGCTACGTGGAGTAGAGAATTTTGTAGATATGTTAGAAATGAAACCAAGCAAGAAAGTAACAACAGATACTTTACAAATAGATATGACTAATCAAATAATGGATAATATAGAAACAGAAGAAAAGAAGTTAGTTGCTAGTAGAAAAGTAGAATCTGATGTTATAGAATATCATGATCCAGGAGATGAAAATGATTAATAATACATTATTTGGAGTAGATACTGAAGATATACATAGAGTGTATCTTGCAGATAATGAGTGGTATGAGATTAATGCTAGTATACAAGTAGAAAATAATAAATATTTTTCTGCATGGTGCATAAGAGAGAGTGATAATGCATCTTTAAGAGTAGTAGGTAATATTGATAATATATTATTAGCTGAGGCACAGTATTCGTAATGAGTGACGATGTAAATCATCCAGATCACTATACTAAAGGCATAGAAGTAACTGACTTTATTGCATCTTGGCAAATGGATTGGTTTCGTGGTAATATTATTAAATACATTGTACGTTGTCCACATAAAGGCAATACTATAAAAGATCTTAAAAAAGCCAAATGGTATATAGAAGATCTTATACAAAGGCTAGAAAATGATGAGCAACCACCAAGTACATGCTATTAATGTTTGAGCCATGTCCTCTTACCACAAGATCAATGTGTGGGTTTGCAG